TTTGTCTATACTCTAGCAGGGCTGTGTCTAGAGTGAATGTGGGATTAGTAGAGTTATCCTCTACACGTAGTGCTATAGTCTTACCTGACCCAACAAGATTAGTATTATATACTACGTCAAGTTCACCGCCAAAGGTAGAGGTGTCAAACACAGAATCTGAAGAGCCATATAAAAATACAGATGTGCCTGTGCTTTGTACTCTTTGTGTTGCTGGTTGTACAACACCTGTATTTGTTCTAGTGTCAAAATCATATTTTATGTTTAATCCTAGATCCATAGGGCCTGTAGGTTCAGCATACAGAGTTATCTTATAAAAAGATTTACGTAGCTGCGGATCAGAGAGAGGCATGAAAGGTGATTCATATATACCATCAATGTTACCACCATCAAAGCTAGAACCTGTCTCCATAGTATAGACGTAACCATCCCCATTAGCAAAAGCAATAGTCTCTGCTGTACCTGAATATCTGCTGTCAGCTATATGCGCTTTTATACCAAAGGTAGTAGACCAACTCATACCAGAAGCACCCTGTGCTACAAGCTTAGTAGCGATTAAACCTTTAGCAACTTCATTTTGTTCAGACTCAATAAATGCAAAGATTCTGTACTGGGCTTTCTCTCTTAAAATAACAGAAGTAAAGTTGGATGTACTACCCAAGAATTTAGTAGCATCTTTAGTAATAGGATCAGAGGCAATATCTAAACCAAAGTCACCAATACGATCAGTAGCACTTAGTAATCTAATACCGTCAGCTGCTAGGTACATAATGTCACCACCAACTTCTTGTATTGTATCTCCGTTTATACAGCCCATCTTACTTGCTATAGGTGATACTTGGAAGTCAGATGCTGTACTGCCCGTTAAACGTTTTATACTATCAGACGTAAATATAATAAGTTGATCACGGAATACAACTAAACCTGTTACATCAGACGAGGCACTTATAGAACCTGCACCATCTCCTGATGCAAAGTTATCAACAGTAGAAGGGGCAGTAAAGAATACATTATTACCCTTTGCATAGAACGCTGTGTCTTTAAACACAGCTACATGCGAAGCTCCTAATACGTCTGTACTACTAGCTATTGCTGTAAGAGAATTACCAGAAGTATTATAAGTAGCAGGGTAATTGACCCCATCAACAAACAAAACCTTATCGTCACCATTTAGATTATAAAGAGCACTACGTGCCTTAGTACCTAACAAAGGTCTAGCACCCATAGAAGTCCATGAAGTACCTGTACCGTAATAATACTCTGTTACATTATTAGCGTTCTTTCTAGCAACTACAATTCTTCCAGAGCTTATAACTTTTAAAGCTAAGATAGAACCTGTGCCAGGAACTGTTGTAGTACTATACTTTTCGTAACCTTTTATCTTAGAGTAGCCACCTTCTTTAGTGGCTTCAAAGTTCTGTAAAATAGTAGCAGAACCAACAGCATTAGTACCATGCTGCAAGGCACTCAGATTAGAGATGAGACCACCTTTAAACTCAATAGGAAATGTTTGCCACTGTGTAGCCATTAGAAATGTACTCTTGTATCTCGTAAATATTCTGTGCGATTGATATGTAAACTACGTAGTTGTTTAATACCCTGTTCAAACTTTTGTAATGCTAATTGTGCTGCTTGATTGTCACCTCTAAATTGGTAAACATAATACATAGCACCGTCTACAATCGTATGCTTATACTGTTCTGGTAAACTCGGTACATCTGTTGCGCTCTCTAGTTCAAACCCTAAACGAAAGTATTCATATACTACTTCATATTCTTTATCAGGTGCTGGGTAGAATATTAATTCCCTGCTAGGTGTTCTTACAATATGAGTGGGTGTACCAAAGGTGCTTGATGAAGAGTTATACTCAGAATCAGCATGTTTGTCAAGCCATTCCTCGTATGTAAGTACTTTTAATTTGACAGTTTTTACGTTTAAACCAGCGTTACGCTTAATACGAAATGTATTCATATTGATAGTCTTGCTATCGTGAGGCATACTATAACGTACTTCACCTACAGCAAGTACTTCTGTTTCTTCTACATGATTCCAAGGCCATTCAAATTCTTCTTGGTTTATATGTCTTATAGATGCGTTAATAGAATCCTTAGCAAAACTGTAGTAACCTGTAGCTGCCGTAAAGTTTGAAGTAGTAAGTTCTACCTCATTAAGTCTTCGGTTAATATCATTTACTAAGCTTATATAATCATACTTCATAATTACTTCTCCCTTACACGTAGGAAGATACTACGCTCATACTGCAAACCAGACCCTGTTGTGATCCTACATGTAACTGTGTATCGTATATTGTTTGTACCTAAAGAAAATCTAGCAGTAGAAACCTTACCAGAGATTGTACCAGTAACAAACTGAAGTCCATTAACAACACCAGAGTTTTCTACTAAAGTTGTAACACCTGATGCATCTTTGATAAACCAAGTAGCTGCGGAAAGAGTATCTTCACCTAAGAATCGTGACCAATCTACACTATAATCTACAATCTCATCTTTATCTTTATCGGGCCATCTGTATGACATGTCTTATCCTTATGCTGTAATATATACAGTATTGTTTGTATATTGCTTATCAATAAACAAAGTACGCTGTGTGTTGTATTGATCCGCATAATCTGCATAAGGAAACACTACAAACGCAGGATCTTCTAAGTTAGCAGATAATGTAGCAGATATTGAACTTAGTGTTAGTCTAGCCTGTGCATCCTCATCAGTAAAGTCAAAGTTGTTTAATGTTAAAGACACACCTGTTATTAGTGGGTTTGCATCAGCACTAAATCCTAAAATCCCTGAGTTAGTAGCGGCAGATGTATCACCAAACAAGGTAGTAGCCTTAGCATCTACATCTGCAAAAGTATTAATACTAAAAGAAGCCGTTACTGAGGCTAAGGTTGTACTAGCTTGTGCATCCTCATCAGTAAAGTTATAGTTGTTTAAAGCTAATACTACACCTGATAGAACACTGGAAGCCTGTGCATCAAAGCCTAGTGTACCAGAGTTAGATGTAATTGTAGCTGAAGGTATTAACCTATTAGCTTTAGCATCTATATCAGCAAATGCATTAGCAGTAAAGGAAGCACTAACTGCAGTAGGAATAGTACTAGCTTTACCAAATGAACTTATAGAATTAATACTTGTAGTAGCATTTACATCTGAGATGAATGTAAAGCCCTGTGCATCAACCTCAATATTAACATTACCTATAGCAGACACACTAGGTATTGTGCGAGATGCCTTAGCTACATAGTCTAAAGTACCTACGTTAAACTGTGCTAATACTCCTGGTAAGAACGAGTTTGCACTTACTTCAGTTGCACTCTGTGAAAGAGGGGTTTCTGATAAAGCTGTAAAACCTAACATCTAAACACTCCCGTAAACTGTACCATTATTTGTATGAGTATACGACTGACTTGTATTAATAGCATAACCAGCAGCACCTCCACCATTCTCACCAGAGCGACCCCAACCACCACCACCATTAGTATTAGCCCCGTCTGTATTTGATGTCGCACTTAGAACAGAACCACCTAGAGCAGGGTTGTTAGCTACCTGAGCACTACCATTTACCCCTTGGTTATATGTAGCATAATTACCATTACCATCAGCCGAGTTTGAAGTCGCAATCAAAGTACAGCCACCACTAACATAGGATGTAGCAGGGACAACACCACCACCACCTTGAGGTCCACCTGTACCACCTGAAACTGGTCCTGAAATCGAACAGTATCCATAAGTTACGTTTGGTGTTACACCGCCACCTACGGTAAAAGACCCAGTTGTTGCACCATTACCTGAAGCTGTGTTATACGCACTTTGACCTGCACCACCACCACCTCCAGCACCTCCACCGCCTCCACCGCCACCTGCGATAAATGCACCAAAGTTATTAGTTACTGTAGTACCTGTTGCAGTTATACTAATAGCGTGACCACCTGCACCAGAATTACTATTGCCACCACGTCCAAAGATAGCACCATTGTTTATGACTTGGGAGTCAGCAACATCTATTGTTAACGAGGGTGTAGACGATGACATAGAGCGAATGTGTACGCCAGAATCTACAGTCATTATGATAGGTACTGTTCCATCCCAACCTGCAGCTGTTGCTAGAGTACTTAAAGTAGAAGCCCCATCTATACCCGTAGAAACATTAAAAGAGAAAGCATCTTGTGCACCATACCACTCAGATATAGACATTGTAGCACCTGCAGCCTTACCAATAAGACCTCTAACATCAGCATCATTGAAAGATGTTGAACCAGATATACTAAGCTCTGTCATTATATTCTGAATAGATATTGCACCACTACTAGTTACTGGCATAATTAAAAATCCTTTATGTTGGCTTAGTAGGCCAACTAATAGATGAAGGCCACCCACTACAGCCAATATCAATAGCCTGTAAGTCAGATTTGTATGTATTCCAAGCTTCTTGCTCATCGGATGTTAGCGCATTCCAAACATCAGGATTATCAATTACTACATCAACTTCTGTTTCTAGCAGATAATCACGTTTTAAGAGTATATTCATAACTTCTGTTAAGGATACCGCAACTTGGTCTTCTATATCATCGGGTGGAGTAAATGTAGGTATAGACATTTCTTATCTTTCTTACTTATATTAGGTGCATTTTAAACTTGCGGCCATGCCAGGGTTATTAAAGCCATGAGAAGTGGCACTCATAGTTGTTTGGTTGTAATTTACAGCTGTCATAATATTTGCATATTGTTGACCACCAGTATTTGCAGGACTAGCATCAAAAGAGGATAATCCACTCATCAAATTATTCATAGTGCGAGTTTGGGCATTATTGCTATATCCACCGCCACCAACCATCCTTATCATGGCTATCGGTGCTACTGTTTCTGCGTTATGAGTTACGTTTATAGTACCCCCTTGATTACTAGAAACCTGTGTAACATTTACGTTACTTACGGCAGTATTAAACCTATACTGCACCCAACAGCCATCACCACTGGCCGATGGTTGGGTAAAAGACGTTTCACTTCCAGTAAGTATTTTGTATTGTATACGGCAGTTTGTGTGATAGCCAGGTGTATTATACCAATTTGTAGCACTTTGTTGCCATACTATAGACGTAAATCCCGGAATATTTGTGTTGTTGCCCGTGGTTAGCGCACCACAAATAGCTACCACAACATCTCCTGCTTGCGCAGAAATGGTCCCCGAAGACCCCAATCGACCATAACCCTGCACAGTACCGTGTGGGCTAAAGTTAGACTTACCATGACCTTGAGACATAGCAATTTGACCACTAGAATCATTAAATAAAGTTCTTACAGCACTGTCGTTCATGCCAATTTGTGCTGTACCGCTATTGCCGAGTTCTACGTTAACTTGATTAAGGCTTATCTGCCCACTGGATGGTAATGTCATCTAACTTACCTCGATTTTAGTTCTTCGATTTCAGCTTTTAGTTCTTTGATAGCTTCAATCATTAATCCATGAAGTTGATCGTATTGCACTGTCTTATATTCAGTCTTATCATCGTCACCCACCTTGAGAGGCAATGTGCTTTCAGTAATTGCACTTGGCATTACCTTCTCGACTTCTTGAGCAATAACGCCAGCAGACTTTTTGCCATCGGCTAGGTATTCAAATGTGTAACCATTTAACTGTGATACTTTATCTAAGGCATTATCTATCTTAACGATATCTTTCTTTAGACGTTCATCTGATACTGTTGTAGAATAAGCAACAACGTTACCTTCAACGTGTAAGTCACCATCGTTTTCTAAACGCATGTCGGTATGGCCATCTAAATTAAAGTCTATGACTGTTGTACCAAAGTAAATATAGTCATTACCATCACGACCAACATACTGCACGTTATCACGCAAGTCAGACTCAATACTGAAAGTTGTGCCTGATAAATCAAGGCCAGCACCAGCACTGTAAGTTGTATTGGTGTAAGATGTAATGTACCCAGCGCCGTTAGTTAGCTGGTTGTTGTTAGTTACGTTAGTAGCACCTGTAGCTATACCGTCTAGTTTTGCTTTATCAGCGGCAGAGATAACACCTGCAGCTGACGTTGTAGCACCAGGAACTGTTGTGTTAGAACCTGAACTTGAAACTATAGTAACATCTGTCGTTGACGTACCACTACCTAAGTTTGTAGGCACGTTTACTTGTG